CAAAAGCTGAGGCCGAAGCAGAGGTTATGAAAGTTGCCGCCACGCATGAGGCTGGCTGGGAAAAGATCATGGCCCAAGCTAGTGACAATAGCTGGAAAGACGAAGCCTGGACAATCCTGTTCATCATCATCATTGCGATGTGCTTCATACCACCGCTGCAGCCGTATGTGCGCGAGGGTTTTGCAGCTTTGGATGCTACACCGCCCTGGTTTCAATATGCCGTTTACGCCTCGATAGCTGCGAGCTTCGGGCTGCGGTCGTTAAAAGGTTTACGCAAATGAATTTGTCAACAAACTTTAGCCTGGCTGAATTGACAAAAAGCCAGACAGCTCTCAGGAAGGGCATTAACAACACGCCCGACCACTCAGCCATCGATAACATGGAGAAGCTGTGTACGGCCATCCTGCAGCCAGTACGCGACCATTTTGGCATACCTTTTACACCCAGCTCTGGCTACCGCTCACCTGAGCTATGTATCGCCGTGGGCAGTACAATCAAGTCACAGCATGCGAAAGGCCAAGCTGCCGATTTCGAGGTTCCTGGTGTCAGCAATATGGAGCTGGCTGAATGGATCAGGGACAACCTGGAATTCGATCAGCTTATCCTCGAATGCTACACCGGCGGTAACACCGGATGGGTGCATTGCTCTTATGTGCATGAGACGCGCAAAGAGGTGCTGACATATGACCGCTCTAATGGATATAGGAAAGGATTGATCTCATGAGCAAGCGTGGTTTGTACGATAACATCAATGCGCGTAGAGCAGCAGGCACTAGCCGCAGCAAAAAGAAAAGTACCATTGACCCGAAGGTATACTCATTGATGAGCCGCAAAGCTGGTGGCTTCAAGCCGAAAAAAGAAGCTAAAGCGTGAGGCGCGTATCGATCATAAACAAGCCGCGCCGTATTCGTAAGGGCGAGCCTGGGCATGGTCGGAAGAAATTTACTGTGACCGTTCAGAGCGGAGACAGCAAAAAGACGATTAAGTACGGTGATCCAAACATGGAGATCAAAAAGGATAACCCGAAAAACCGTGCAAATTTCCGAAGCCGACACAACTGTGACACGGCTAAGGACAAAATGACAGCTCGATATTGGAGCTGCCGCAACTGGTAATGGAGAACACGATGCCAATGGTAGATGGTAAAAAATATTCGTATGACAAAAAAGGCATGGCCATGGCGAAAGCTGCTGCTAAAAAGAAAGGCAAGAAGGTCAAGTATGGTAAGAGCATTATGAGCAAAAAGTGATGTCTCCACTTTGTCTCCACTTTTAGATGGGTATCTAACCTGATTTAAAGCTATCTAAATCTGCAAAAGTGGCATAAAACCTACATAACACTACCTAATCCCTACACTGGGGGTGTAGGGGTCGTGGGTTCAAATCCCGCCGCTCCGACCAATAAAAACCCAAACAAATTCAATAGTTAAGAGATCCCCTGGCCCTGGCGGCTGGGGGATTTTTTTGCGTCTTGTCTCCATTGTGTCTCCATTTTTTCTTGAATACATGACATATACTGTCTATATCTATAACTGTAAGTGTTTGGGAGACAGTTATGAAACCGTTAAAAGTTAGGTATTGGAAAGCTAGGCAGATTTGGGTGATCGATGGTCGCCGGATTGGCCTATACAAAGATTATGGTAAATTCACCACAGAGGCTGAGGCTTGCAAAGCTGCTGACGAATTGCAGGCAAAGCACACGCTCAACCTGTTGGAGAAGCCAACCGACAAAACCATCACTGGCGCTTTCGTTGCTACAGAATTTGATCAGTATCAAAAAAACAGGCGTGATGTGCTGCAAGAGATTGGGGCCGACAGTTACAAAAACTGCAAGCGTGTAATCGACAGCCGCGTGTTAAACATCAAAATCGATGGCAAGCGTCTTGCCGACATCGATATGAAAGCTGTGTTTGTAGCCGACAACAATGCCCCACTGTTACAAGCGATCAAGATCGGTGTCGTTTCCAGCTCACACTCGGAGCAGACATGCCGTGCCTGGTGGAACCATGCCAAGCATTTTTTCAGCTACGCATTGAAGCGCGGTTACATTTCGGTAAACCCATTGACCAGGGAAAAATTCACATACAAGGGCCGTGAGGTCGAGGACAAGATAGCGCCGATGGTGCAGGCCAATACTGTGCGCTCGATCCTGCAGCATGGCCTGGAAGGCGAGACAATCCGCAACCAGGCTATTGCATGGCTGCAGGCCGAAACAGGTATACGCCAGGGCGAGGCTCGGGCATTGCGTGTGTGCGACATCGACCGGCAGCGTCAGGTGATTCGCATCAGTGGTGCAATCAAAAGCGGCAGCCTAGAGCGCGGCGATCCAAAGACAAAGTACGGTGTACGCGAGGTGCCATATGGTGCTGGCTTTGCCAAGCTGCTGCCTGAGCTGTTGATCAGCCTCAAATATTGTGATGCCGAATCGTATGTTTTTCAGACCAGCTCGGGCCAGCCAATGTCACGCAAAACGCTGCAGGCTTTAATGCAGCGCATGAAACGCCGGTCAGGCGTGGCTGAGTTTAACTGGAAGGCATTGCGCCATGCGTTTGCCACCATGCAGCTCAACGGCCTGGCAAGGGACGCACATGGCGTTGCCAAGCTGATGGGCCACCACAACAGCTCGTTCACTGAGGCGCAGTATGGTCACACATTCCGTGATGATGCAAAGCTAGAGCAGGCCAGAGATGTGATGGCCGACTACCTGGGTAAATGAAAAGAGGGGCCTTAGCCCCTCTCTTTCTGCTCATACCGCTCGATCTCCACACGCGGTATGTAATATTTCCTGCCATCTTTGACAGCTTTGATGATGCCGTTGTCGATGAACCGGTACACCCGATCCCTAGTGCCAGGCGTGTATCGGCCAAACAACGCAATAGCAGCCTCACGCACCTCGACAAAGACAGGCTGCTTACTGTCCACCATTCCAGCCACCTGTCGGCCCACTAGGAGCAGACTGCTGCGGTGCTGGCGCAGCATTGTCATCACGCCATGGCCGGAACAAATTGAAATCACCCAAGACCGGCCAATTATTGTAGTCGGAGCCGACACGGTGCGTTAATGTGATCCTCAGCCTCAAATCATTATCGTCTATCAACTTTGCAATTTGCTGCACCAACTCCTGTTTTTTTTGATCAAAGCGATCCTCTTTCGCAGTGTTGATGTATGCCGCTGCCTTCAATTCCATTGCCTGACCATTGCTGTCACGCAACCCATCAACAATAAATTTGCCATTCGATAGTGGTGGTCTGTTAGCCATTGAGCTGTTCCCTTCTTGCTAAGTAGGCTTGTTGTACACGCTCCAACTGTTCGGGCGCGATAAGGTGGCATTGATCTTGGTTGTCGCTTTCAGCTTTATCCCACTGCACCAAGATGTCTGCGTTTTCGATTGTGTTGATATTTGTGATTGCTTGGTCTGCCCAGGCAGTCCACTGATCGTCGTTTGGTTGCTGGACAGCATCGTTCTTCGGCGGATCAAATAAACCGCCGTTTATTGCACCGTCATCGTCTGTATCAAACTCACCTTCTTCGATGCCTGATGCCAGGCCCAGGATCGACTGCAATAGGTATCGCCTGGCGTATGACACAGCACTGCCGATCTTTTGGCAGTTTGTCATGTCATCAACAATGATCGGCCAAGCCAGGTGGTCAGGCGACCAGCTCTCACCAGAGCTGTGAGCAATCACCGGCTTGATAAAGAAGCCTGCACCCTCAGACCAGGCCATGGGCATGCTGATTGCTAAACCCTGATCTTTTGCAGCATTTCTCACATGGGTCATCATCGAGCCGACACTGGCGTATGATGATCGTTGACCCTGTTTATCGAGGTTCAGGTCTTTGATGTTAGCTTGAAAAGCAACAAACGCTTTTGCGATTTCGGCAGGCATCTCACTCATAGCGCGAAGCCTCTAACTTGCCATCCATTGTTATTATGTAGATGTGTGCAAAACGGTTTGACCTGGTTTTTCTGCAAGCTGACAGCTTCACAATCATCCCCAGCTTTTCCAAAGTGACGCGGCGCGGGCGGTATGTGTTGCCATCGAGGCCAGTCAAGTCACAGCCTTGCTCATCTGTCAGCCCAAGCGAATCGACACGCGCAAACGCATGCAACAGCTTTATCGCATTACCTTTGAAATTAGCTGCCTGCTTTTCTGCAGACGCTTTGCTTGTGTCGCTATGCCTCTGGTGCGGCACCGACACATTGTCGAATAAGTCAGTCATCTGTAGCATCGTTCCTCTCTTTCATTATTAGATACATTTCGTTTTGCAAGACGCCACGAGCGATGGCGTCACGCTTGATTTGCTCAAGCTCTGCCCTGATTCGGCGTTGCTCAATTTCCAGCTCGCGCTGTCTTTTGGAAAAAAAACAAAACATCAGTCACCCCATATTTGTTTTGCTTGATGGATGATTTCTGGGCTGTAGCCACGCCAAGCAAACATGTGTGACCACATTGGATCTGTAAGCCGCAGCACATCCTCAATCTTGTCGTGAGCCATCAGCAAACGCTCACGGCGCTTGCATGCCTCAAGTATTCGGGCGATGCCGAATTCAAGCTGTTCTTGTGTAGCCTCGAACACGCGGTATCCCAGGCGGTTGGCGTACACAATTTTCGGCACCAAGCCAGACAGATGCCAGTAACCGGCGATCTGCGTCAGGTGCGCTTCTCTAATTTCGTTTGGCAGGCTGTTGGCCCTGGGGCTTTCTGTGTGGGCATTGCTGTCCCACTGCGTCTTCAACTCCACTTTGCCTTCCTGGTAGTCAGGTTTGCCCACATACTCAAGCTGACAGCCAGGCAGCTTGCCTCGCAGCGTAATCTCCGGCGTGATCTTGTTGTCGCCTCGCATGGCCTCACGCAGCCCAGCCTCGGCGTTGTTACACACCAGCTCAAACTCACAGTGACCGGCAGCCTCATCGAGCTTGAGCTTTTTGCCCTGCGAATCGTACATTGGCTCAACGCGATGCCGCATGACTGCAGCCTCTTGCTCCTGATCGCGCCAGGAAGGCGACTGATACCACTGCAGGTACTCGATAGCTGCAGCGTATGCCTCAGACCGGTGGACATCACCGGCCAGGTGTTCGTCAGAGAACAACTGCACGGCTCTACCGGCGCACATGTTTGGATTGTCGTTGTACTGGGTATCACCGCAAGTGTCGGTGTATTTACCTTCGATTGCTAGGCGATGCTTCGCCCATTCCATGTCGCCCTGGGCGTCACCCTCAATGATTGCAGCGGCTTTGTACCGGTCACGGCGCAGCACACCTTTGTCCCAAATGGTGTACCCATCGTGCATGCCTGGATTGCTGTGAGCGTAGTAACCGTGCTTCTTAAAACGATTTAATCTGTTTTCAAATGACATAAACACCTCTCAAGAGGTGTTATGCCTTCCTTAACAGATGCTGTCAATACTGTTAATCATTCCACTTTTGCCAACCAAGCAAATCAGGGCGAGCAGCGACTGATAAGATGGGGCAGCCACAAACTAATTCTACATTTTGCCTTATGTTTCCGGCTTGCCAAACGCCAGTTAATGTATATTTGCCATCTGGTTGAGGGTAAACTAGAGCGTGTTGAATACAACCTTCTTTTGTTTTCACAAGAGACCTTGCGCCATTACAAGCAGTCAAAACTCTCCGTTCTTGTATGCCCTTTGTGTCGATCATCAAATACCCACCATCAGCATATTTCCAAGAACCTGTATGCTCCATTCTCATCAAACCCCAGTTATCCTGGGGCGTCATGTTCATTTGTATGAATTCTTTAGGTTCCATAGAATCTCTCATCGTGACAGTTTCATCTGCATGCACTGTGCCGAGAACCTCGATGGGCTTTTGCTCAAACAATAATTGTTCGGGGGTACAACCTAAAATTGCAGCGTACTCTAAAGCGTCCTGGATGCTGAACTGAGATCTACCCGATATGTGTCGGCTAAGGCTTTCGGGAGCGATGCCTTTCAGTTTTGCCACCTCAACTTGTGTCTTGCCAGACAGCTTGATGTAGAATTTTAAGTTATTACCCATAACAGCTATATGTATCAAATTCATAGCTAAGGCTCCATAGACAGTTTGTGACTATTCATACTTATGCACTTAACAGTATTGACCGCTTATGTCAATAACGGTAAAAGAGGGCATGACATTAGATGAATATAGAAAGAGCAAAAAGCTCACATACAAGTCGCTTGCTGAATTGCTAGGCGCGGCCCACCCAACTGTCGCCAGGCGTTGGTGCCTGCCGATTCATCACAAGAACCGCATGATCCCAAACCAGGAATTTATGGAACGGATCATGACAATGACTGACGGTTCAGTGACGCCGAATGATTTTTACATACGGCGCATGTGATGTTGGAAGATGAGCTGCACACCTGGATGATACAGTGGCTCGAACATGCCCTGCCGCACGGCTCTGTCGTGCATCACAGCCCAAATGAAGGCAGGCGGCATGTGAACTACAAAATGAAATTAAAGCGCATGGGTACGGTGTCTGGGTGGCCAGACATCGAGCTTTTTGTGCCTGACCATGGCTGGAACCGTGTCGAGGACAAAGGCCCGATTATGATCGAGGTTAAGCGTCCAAAGGGTGGCAGCGTGTCTCCAAAGCAGAAAGATTGCCATGAAAGGCTGCGTGACTGCGGCGTGTATTGCCTGGTTGCCAAGCGGTTACATCACATCGAGCGATACCTGGAACCATTGTTAAAGCTGCGTCAGAGCGAAAGCAGGGGCCTGGTCAAACGGTTATGCGAGGCAAAAGGTGGCTGAGTTTATAGAGGTATTGGAACACCCTGAGATTGGCTTTCAACGGATGGCAGAATGCGAGCATTGTGTGCCGCGTAACGGTGATCTAAGGGGCTGCTTTGAGTGTGAATATAAAGGATACCGGCGGCTGACAGAGGACGAAGAAGATGAAGTGTCCGAAATGTAAAGGCGCGACATCTGTGAAAGATAGCCGCGATTTCAAATATCAGAACGTGGACACGACTAGGCGCAGGCGGCGATGCGGCAAGTGTGGCCACCGGTACAGCACTGTTGAGATTGTATGGGTGCCGATGGTCAAAGCCGTTGGTTTGCCAAAGTATGCGCCGGTGGCTGGTTACAAAGGCCAGGGCAAAGATTTGCCAGTGCATTCGCCCAGGCGTGATGAGTACGCCAGGCGTAAGCTGGCAAGGACAGAGGACAGCAGGCAGCAATCATCATTTGTTGATGCTGATTTCGAGAGCATGACAGACGAAGAATTAGAGGGGCTGGTGCTGGATGGCAGAATTACTATCGATGACGGTTTGTAGGAGCATGGCCCAGGATCACTTCGACTGGTCAATCAGGGAAGGTATGGGTCTGTTTATGATTGCTGAGGCTTGGGGCATCGAGCCATGGGCAAAGACGCAATATGGCGGCCATGGTGCGCTTACAGAGGGCTATGTAGTCGAGCAGATGGCATTACAGGTTAGGGAGATGATGCGTGGCAAAGAAGAAGGAAACCCATCACAAAGATCACAGGGTGGAACCGTGTGTGTCTTGCGGCCAAAGCCACGCGATAGCGGCTGGGACATGGGTGATATTGGCCAGCGGAGTGCTGGTGTGTGCAAACGATAGGTGTTGGAGAGATCATGTCGAAAAAATACAGATCAAATCCACCGAGGTTGGCCAAGAGGGCCATGAAGACATACGAGGACAGGGCAGTAAGCCTGGGGGACTTCCGCCCGATGTTCGAGGAAATAGCGTACCGTTGGAGCATAGTGCTGGGCAGGCCGATAACGCCAGCGCAAGCAGCACGGTGCATGGCAGAGATGAAGATGGCCCGATGGAACGCTGGATACAGAGAAGATCACGCAATTGATGCGGCAAACTATGCGTTTATCGCAGCAGCAATGGATGTGGAAAAAGATTAAATGAGTTTTGAGGAAAAGATCCGCTGCGGTGTCTTAGACATATCAGACATTTCTAAGCTATCTAAGATAGATCATAACCTACCTATATCTATTACTAATACTAGTCAAGTCTTAGATAGGTCGGCTGAGATTAAATCTTTGCTGGGTGATGTGGTCAAACACAGCAACCAAAATTATGCCACTGCAGTGACCAAGGCGAAGACTGACCGGCTTGCCTGGCGCAAAGACAAGGTGCTTAGGGCCATGAGGCCGCGCATGTCTGCAGACCGATACACTGATATTTGCAAAGCATTGGCCAAGCTTGATGGCACGGATCTCAATGAAGTTGTTACGCGATTGGAGATGAGATGGGCATAAAGGACATCGATGACCTACATGTGTCGCTGATTGAAGCCGCAGAGACGGAGCGTAGGCTGCCACCTGCTAGGCGTAAGCAGAAGATGGCATGCTGGCCTGACTATCCGCTGGATTGGCATGGTTACGGCTGGACGCAGGCAGGCGAGGTAATGCTAAGGCCAACAGCAGATCAGATCGATTCGCTGGATTACTTGGTTAGCCTTGTTGTTGCCATGGATGAGGAAGATCGGCGGATCATATGGGCAGCAGCTCACTCGGCTGCATTCCGGCACAGAGGGCCACAGTGGACTAAAATAACAAAAATCCTGGGGCTGAATGACCCCAGGATGGTGAAGCGACAGTACAAGGATGCGCTGATAAAGCTGTGGTACAGGCTATGATCTACGAAACCCTGCATCAAAAGCATCATTGCCAAATTCTTGAGCGCAACGATTAGTGCAGAAATAACCGCAATACATCTCATAGCTTTCGCCATCCCACAGCGTGAGGATGTCTTGATCCCAAGTGGCTCGCTTGTTGATTACTTGCATATTCCCAACATACGGCCCCTCATTTCTTTTCCAATGGCTTGTCGTGTGCTTCTTAGCGAGCTTGCCGCAGTTTGGACAGCTTACCTGCTCTTTGAATATTCTTCTGGGCATTACAAATCTCCTGTCACAGCAAATAGAAGGATCGTTGCCAGGTACAAAGAAGCGAACCAGGCAACGGTCATGATGAATTCAAAGGCCAGTCTAAGCATTGCCATCACATCCTGGGTACGCGAAGCAGCCCTGATCAGCCAGGTGGATCAGCATGTACCTGGCGTATGCTGTGAGGAATTCATGGCCATCCCAGGTGAATTGATCCAGGTTTCTCTCGACAGCCATGTCGTAGCTTACTTTGAATGACCAGGCTTTCTCTGGTGTGAATGAAATCATATCGCTCATGTTTATCTCCTATGTTTACTTACCTACTAAATATGGGCATATAGACAGATACTGTCAATAGTATAGACCGATATAGTCAAGTATGTTGCGAATGCCTCTAAATCTGGTATTATTCATGTATCGTAGGCACTACATGTTGTTCACGATGTTCCTCCCTAGTAACTTACGCATGGCTTGTCTGGTTTCGACCAGGCAGGCTGCGTCTTTGAGGATTGAATGGCTCGGAAACTAACTAAGAAACATATGCAGGACATTGCCGACCGGCTCGGTGCAGGTGAGAGCCTGACCAGGATCTGCGCTGAGGATGGCATGCCGTCTTACCGCAGTGTCACCAGGGCAGTGCTGCAGGACGATGAGCTGTACGAGATCTATCGTAAAGGCAGACTGCTGCAGGCTGAGTATTACAGCGATCACATCAATGACCTGGCTCGGCAGCCACTGCCTGAGACTGTTGACCCGAAGGTGCTGAATGCTGAGGTGCAGCGCAGAAGGCTTGAGGTAGACACGCTCAAGTTTACCATGGGCAAGCTGCAGCCCTGGGGCTTGCGTGACAAGAAGGAAGATGCACCGGCAAGCAGCAGCATCACGCTGACATGGCTCAATGGTGAGGTCACGACAGAGGGGTGAGATGCCCATATATAAACGCCCTGTCTGGCCGAGCTTCGCGCATGAGGTTGGCCGGTCAGGTACCACAGTCTGAGTGTAGTGTGCTGCATGGCTGTGATCCGCAGTGAGCTTGGCGAGATAATGCCTGGCAGCCCGAGCTGTCTCCAGCTTGTCTCCAAAAAGGATGGGGGGTAGGTAAATTTTGGCAGGGCAGGCACCCCACCCTCGCCATATCTACCGGCCCATCTATAACATATAATATACCCTGGTCTTGGAGCCTCACATTCATGCAGATTGTCATCCCCTATGCACCTCGGCCTCTTCAGGCAAAGCTGCATGACGATCTGTCTGCGAAGCGCTGGGGCGTTGTCGTATGTCATAGACGCTTTGGCAAGACTGTGATGAGTGTCAATCACATCCTGCGTGATGCGATCATGAACACAAAGACCAATCCGAGGTATGCTTACATGGCCCCGACCTACCGGCAGGCCAAGTCTGTTGCCTGGGATTATTTGAAGGAATTTGCTGGCAGCATACCTGATACGCGCTTTCATGAGACTGAGCTGCGTTGTGACCTGCCTAATGGTGCCAGGATAAGCCTGTTAGGGGCTGAAAACCCTGACAGCCTACGCGGTATTTATTTAGATGGTTGCGTGATGGATGAGGTCGCAGACATGCCTGAAAGCGTG